AGGTGGCAAAGACCTTCCAAACCACCCCCAGCCGTGTGGAAAGAGCCATCCGCCACGCCATTGAGGTAGCCTGGGACAGAGGGGATCTTGATACTCTTCAGCGGTTCTTTGGATACACAGTTTCCAACGGATAGGGATTGTTAGTACCAACAATGCGCCAAAAAAATCACTGCCTGTATTTGATCTCCTGCAGTTCTTTTCCGTTGAAGCTCATTCTTTCTATGATTGCTCTCCAAAACATCTGCTTTTCCGTGGCGGTCAGCGTTGTGTAGATGGATTCAAAGTCCGTGTTGAGCAGATCCTTGATCGCAGCCAAGTCGGCTGGCTTTCCGTCTTTCTGATCCTCGATCGTTGCCTTCTCGATCCGCTTCTTCAGCTCATCAGCCGCCTTCTTGTATTCATCGTCCGGCATATTGCCGGCAAAGTATGCGACATTCAAGCGGCGCAGCTGTTCGTTTAGTTTCCCCACCTGCGACGGCTTTTTCTTCTGCGGTGCCGCCTTGACATCTGCCGATATTACCAGCCCCTCCAAATCACCCCGGAGGCGTTCGATCAACTGCTCTTCAATCCGGAGTTCAGATAGTGAAACTTTATTGCTACAAGCCCTTGTCACAGCGTTATGGCATCTGTAGTACAAGTACTCCTCTTTGGTTGCACCTGTGACATATTTGCCTGTCAGCCTCCGTCCGCAATGTGGGCAGAATATAAGACCGCTGAAGATATAGACCCGATTTTCCTGCGTCTTTCGCACCATACTCTCGTCGGGCTTTGAATTGCGTTCGTACTCCTCCCTTGTGATATATGCAGGGCAGTATCCCTCGACGCCATGATACCAACCGGAGTATATTTCGCTTTTCACCATAGCGTACCATTTGGAATATGCCCTTGTAAGTCCGTACTTTTCGTTTGTCATAGATCCAGCCAAGCGGATGCTATATGTCCGCAGCAGGGAGAAGAAATCTCTTACAATCGGCTCTTTCTCCGGATCGAATACAACACGCTTCACTCCATCTATCTTTTCTACCGTGTACCCATACGGTGCTTTTTGCTTTGAAAAGATAGCCTCTTTCCGGGCAATCTTGCCTTCAATGACGAACTTGATTCTTTCTGATGTGCGATCAGCCTCATTCTCCGCCACCGAAAGCATTATGTTCAGCTTGAAGCGAGCGTCGGCGGTCAGCGTACTGTAGTCCTCCATCGTGGCGGTCCATTCAACATGGTGCTTGTCCAGGATCTCTTGGACCTTATGGAACTCTCGCACATTCCGGAACCAGCGATCGAGCTTAATAAATGCAATCAGGTCTATATGGCCCCGTTTGACATCCTCCAGCAGCTCCAGCATCACCGGGCGCTTGAGGGCAGGCTTGCGTGCCGAGTTGCCTTCGTCACGGTAAATCTTGTATATCTTCCAACCCCTCTCGTTTGCCACCCGGACGAGTTCGTCCTCTTGAAATGTCAAGCTGTGGCCGTGCCGAACCTGCTCCTCGGTGCTCACTCTCGTGTACAGGGCTACCCTGACAACATCGCTTTTAATTTTCCTCATTGACAACAATCTCCTTTGCGTGGTATATTTGGAGATGCAAAAAGCTGTCTCCATTCGCGTGGTATATGGTTTTTGCAAGCCTCCACCGGTGTACCCGCACCGATGGGGGCATTTTCTTTTTTATAGCGGTCTAACTCGTCTTTTGGTGCAAGGATCTCCAGGCTTTCAGTTCGTCCTTTAGGAAGGCATTCATTTCCCGGTATTCCTCAAGACGGCACTTCAGTTCCTCGTTTTCCTTTTCCACGGAGGACAGCCTTGATGCCTGCTGCTCCAACCGTTCCATCTGCTGCAGCTCTTTCTCGACCTGTTCTGTGCAGGCGAACTCGTCCGTCGTTCCACCAATCAGGGCGATCACTATATGCTTTATGGTGGAATATTTGCAATCAAGGTATTCCCCAGCCTTAATTCGGTTGATCGTGCCTACTGGTACCCTGCTTTTGTCGGCAAGGGTTTGGTTTGTCCATTCGAGATGCTTCTGCCTTTTGGTACACCATTGCATAAGTTCAGAGAATGGGAGGAGCATCAAGTTGGGAACGCAGCTCTCACCTATCCTGGCACATTTAATGCATTTTTCAAACATTTTGTTTCTCCTATAATTCACTTGTGATACTCAATTTTTCAAAAGTGATACACCCCTGGGATTATGTGATAACGATGTATCACTTCTGCTTATTGAAAGTTCGACATTTGAATGATAGGCTAATACCAGGTCAGCAATGGCCCATCATTCCCCAAAGGTGTGGGGTGTTCATCGTTGGCACCGGGAGCATCCCACACCGATTTCTCTCTAAAACCAGTAATTGCTACATATAGTTACATTGACCTTTTAACTATGGATGCGTAAAATATTACTCGCATCCGTTCCCACCCCGATGAAAGGATGAAAACGCTATGACATACAATACTGCTGTATGTAACCTTGCTGCTTCGGTTGATCCGGATGAACTGAGAGCATTTCAGGAGGCTATAAACGATCCGGAGCGCCGCAAAGCAATCATTGCAATTTTAGAAGAAGCCGGATTGCTGCCTTAGTAGCTTCGTCGGCTCGCATAAAAGCCTCTGCCAGTTCAATATCCTCATATGCACGCCCACTCCCGTTTTCGGGGGTGGGCTTTTCTTTTTGCCCTTTTCCAAGTACCCGGTCAACGGAAACCCCAAAATAGTTGGCAATCTTCTGTGCCGTTTCTCCGTTTATATTCCTGTCCGGATTTTCCTTCAGTTTGCAGCCAAGACTCTTACTTAACCCAAGGTCTACGCACATTTTGCTAAAAGATATGCGAGGAGTATGACTATCGCAAAGCTCTTTTATATTTTTGTAAATAACATTTTCGTGCAAAGTACCCATAAAGAAACCCCCTCTTTTGTGCAAGTAAACAAAGTTCGCTAAAGGGGACTTTTCCCTATTGCAAAGTTCCCAAAAGGGGACTATAATGCAAGGCAGAGAGTTCCCGTAAGCGTACGAAATGTTTGGTAGCACTTTCATTATAAGTACTCTTATGCGAACTGTCAACAGTTTAGCAGAAAGGAGTGCTTTTTTTGTTCTACGAAACGCTTAAGGAAGCCTGCGAGAAAAAAAAGACCAGCCCATCAGCGGTTTGCGTTGCTCTCGGTATGAGCAAGTCCAATGTCACCGCCTGGAAAAAGGGCAGAAGCCCCCAACTGGACACTGTGGTGCAGATCGCAGAGCACCTGGGTGTGTCCACTACGCAATTGATCCCCAAGCGGAAGGAGCGCTGATAATGAGCAGCAAACCGAATGTCGGCAGGATGATGGATGCCTTGTCTGCGATCCTGACCGAAAAGTATGGGTGCAAGATCACCTTGAAAGCAATCCAAAAGGAAACCACCGCAGTGCAGGTGGAAAAGAAGGCCGGTTAAACACCGAGTATTTTGGAGGAGACCACTATGAAGAAGGAAACAGAAAAAATGGCCCCGGCAGAGGGCAATCCCACCGAGGTTGAAAAAGAGCTGGAAGCTCTGCGGCAAGACCTTGCTTGCGAACGGATAAAAACAGCCGCTTTAGCACGGCGCTGCATATTGCTGGCGAAAGACCTGGGAGCGGCGCAAACCGAGGTGAATAAATATGCCGACGGAGAGGTCATCGACCTGGTGAACGGCAAGTACTACCACCTGCAGGCTTTGATGGCTGCCAAGAAGCTCCGCAGGGTGCAAGAGGAAAAGGCAGTTGCCGCCTATGAAAAGGCCTGCAAGCGTAATGCCATCGGGTTAGGCTTTGCCGCTGTTATTGGATTTATCGCTATGCTTTTGGGCTTTACTGGGTTTATCCATTTTGTTGTTGCGGCAATTATCTCCGGTGCGTCTATGCTTGCCTTTGGCTGGCTCCTGAATGATTGTGTTTATCTGCTGGGGCGGTGTGAGTAATGACACCTGAAGAGCGCAAGGCAGAGATTAAGCGTGTCAATGCCATATTGAGGACCACCACTTCCCCCCACTTGCGCCGGGATATGGCGAAGTACCTGAAACGGCTCGAAAGGGAGGAACGCTATGGAAATGCCAAAAAGCCATGAAGAATGGCTTCAGCTACGGCTACAAGGCATCGGCGGTTCTGAAGCCGCCGCAGTAGTTGGACAATCCCCCTGGTGTTCAAATGTGGATCTATGGAAGCGGAAAACCGGAAGGGCTACGGCACCGGACATCTCCAACAACGAGGCTGTCCAGTATGGGCACGATGCCGAGCCACTGATCCGTGGACTTTTCGCAATCGACTTCGCCCACAAGTACCGCACCGAATACCTGGGCGAGTTCGATATGGTCCGGCATCCCAAGTACCCCTTTATCTTTGCTACCCTGGACGGACGGCTCACAGAGCTGACCACCGGACGCAAGGGTGTGTACGAAGGAAAAACCACCAGTATCGTGCGGAGCATGCAAAAGGAGCAATGGTGGAAGGACGGCAAGCCGTGCATTCCACAGCAGTATTTCATCCAGTTACTGCACCAAATGCTCGCCACAGGATGGGATTTTGCGGTGCTGCACGCACAGCTCAAATATGAGTATGGCGACAACCTGGAAGATGTCCGGAGTGAGCGCAGATCGTACCTCATAGAGCGCAACGACCACCGGGATGACCTCGAATACCTACTGGAGAAAGAGGTCTATTTTTGGGAGGAGAATGTGCAGAAGGATATATGCCCCGGTATGATCCTGCCGGAGATATAGAAAGGGAATCACAATGGGTTTGAACTTCAATGTGAATTTAGTCAATGTCCAATTCCGCAACAAAAAGAGCGGAGAGTTTACGGGCGCGGAATTCAGCTACATCGCAGATGTACCTCTGCATAAGGGCGATGTTGTGAATGTCCAAACCAAGTACGGCACACGGGAGGGCTGCATAAGCCGTGTTGATGTGCCTATTGGAGAAATCCAATGCAGAGTAGGTGAATTACGCCACATCACGGAGCCTGCAATGCCCTGTGGCGATTTATTCAAAGGATTTTTTGATTAACGAAAGGAGAATGTATGGAAATCCAAATTTACACCCCCACGCAAGCCCAGCCTTTGCCTCCTGTGCAATGGAACTACGAGGAGGTAAAGCTGTGGATGGAGGACAGACTTGCCCGGTATAAGGGTGTCGTGTACGACGATACGCAGATTGCCCTTGCAAAGACGGACAGAGCCAACCTCAACAAACTGGCTGCCGCCATCGATGCCAAGCGCAGGGAAATGAAAGCCCTGTACCTGCAACCCTATACCGAGTTTGATGCACAGGCGAAGGAACTGACCGCAATGGTCAAAATGCAGGTGGACGAGATCGACGCCCAGGTGAAAGCCTTTGAAAACTTCCGCAAGGAAGAAAAGCTGGCCTTCATCAAGGAGCAGATCTACACCCCCATTGTAGGCAACCTTGCCGAGCTGATCCCCTACGACAAGATCCACAATCCCAAGTGGCTCAATGTGACCGCAAGCGCTGCCACCATCGGCAACGATATAGCACAGATCGTTGACCATGTCACAACCAGCCTGAAGGTCATCGATGGTCTTAACCTTGATCCGGATGTTGCCGAGCGAGTAAAGAGTGTGTTCCTGCGCGGTCACGATCTCGCAGAAGCGATCGAAGAGAAGGATCGCATCGAGGCAGAGCGTGAAAAGCTGGAACGCTACAAGGCGGCACAGCAGGCACAGAGCGCCCCCACATCGGCTCAAGCCGCCGGTGTTGAAAATACCCAGCACGCAGAGGAAAGAGCCACAGCCCCGGCAGAGCAGCCTCCGGCAGAGGAAAAGACCTACTCGGTCACCTTCCGGATCAATGTGACAAGGGCACAGCTTGACCAGCTGGGTGCGTTTATGAGATCCATCAACATCAAGCCCGAAAGGGTATAAAAATTTAGGAGGAAACAACTATGGCAATCAACAACACATTGGCCCCTCGTCAGGGCAACGGCAAACCCCAAACCTTCAGCGCATTCCTGACCTCTGATGCGATCAAGAACCGCATCAACAGTATGGTGGGCGGCAAGGACGGACAGCGGTTTATCTCCGCGGTTATCTCCGCTGTCAGCGTCAACCCCGGTCTTACCGAGTGCGACCACGCAACCATCCTGTCCGCTGCCCTTTTGGGCGAAAGCCTGAAGCTTTCCCCTTCCCCTCAGTTAGGCCAGTACTACCTTGTGCCGTTCAACGATAAAAAGCGCAACACGAAGGTTGCACAGTTTCAATTGGGCTATAAAGGCTACATCCAGTTGGCGATCCGCTCCGGCTATTACAAAAAGCTGAATGTCCTGGCGATCAAAGAGGGCGAGCTGATCCGCTTCGATGCCCTCAACGAAGAGATCGAGGTTAAGCTGATCGAGAACGATACCGAGCGTGAGCAGGCGAAGACCATCGGCTACTACGCTATGTTTGAATATACCAACGGCTTCCGGAAGGCGATCTACTGGAGCCGTGAGAAGATGATGGCCCACGCAGACAAGTTCAGCATGGCTTTCTCCGCTGCCAAGTATCAGGATCTCCTGGACGGCAAGATTCCGCAGAGCGAAATGTGGAAATACTCCTCCTTCTGGTACAAGGACTTCGATGGAATGGCATTCAAGACTATGCTGCGCCAGCTGATCTCCAAGTGGGGCATTATGAGCATCGAACTGCAGACCGCCATCGACAAGGATATGGGAACGATCCACGAGGACGGAACTGTGGATTATGTGGATAACTCTGCGGATTACGAGACCGTTACCGATGCCCCCCAGGCACCGGCAGCAGATCCCACCACCGGTGAAGTAATCACCGATGCCAACGAAGATCCTATGGCTGGCTTTTTCGGTAACTGAGTAAGGAGGTAACAAGCTATGAGAGAAATCGAAAAGTACAATGTTTTGAAGGAAAAGTTGCAGGGCATCTGCGATGAGAACAATCTGACCTTTTCCATCCAAAACAAGAAGTACCCCTTCTTTATGACCGTTAAGTCTATCTCCGGTGTTGGCGCCCAAATGTCTATGCTGGAGAACGAGGACACCGGCGACACCGGGTACATCAGCCCGGAGGCCATCATCGTATTTGCCTACAAGGACGGCGACCTGACCTACAAGATGGCAGAAACCATCAACATCAGCGACACGCTGTTTAATAAGATCAAAAACATCTTTAAGAAGCTGCACACCTGTTGGATGCAGTACTACTTCCGGGATCGCACCGAGCACACCTACGGTGATACCGAAAGTGCGGAGAATACGACCACAGCTGAACCGGAGGCGACCGCTGGCGAAACCTACACAGCAGAAGGCATGGACGAGCCTGACGCTTTTGCGGATTTCTTTGGCGATCCTGATCCTGCCGACAGCGAGGAATAAGCAATACAGCAGGGTGGGGTTTTCCCACCCTGCGAGAAAGTGAGGCACTTGCGAAATGGCAAAGCCAAAACGCTATTTTTGGATGAAATTAAAAGAGTCTTTTATGACATCTGATACGATCGACTATTTTATGTCCCAGCCTGATGGAGCCAATTATGTTGTTCTCTATCAGATGCTTTGTTTAAAGACCATAAACACCGAGGGGAGAATGAGCCGACAAATCGGCGAACTCATTATTCCGTACGATGTTGAAAAAATACAGCGTGATTGTAAGTGGTTTTCTGTTGACACGATCCGCGTGGCATTAAAACTCTATCAGGCCGTTGGTCTTATCTACGAAGATATAGACGGAACATTGGTGCTTAGAGATCACAAGAACCTTGTTGGTAGCGAAACGGATGCCGCCGCCCGAATGAGGAGCAGCCGAGAAAATAAGGCTGCTGCACTTCCAGGAAATGTAACTGGCGCAAAACAATGTGCGAACATTGTTACACCAGATATAGAGAATAGAGATAGAGATAAGAGTTTAGAGATAGAGGGAAAGAGAATAGATGGGAAAGAGACTGATTTGCCCGAAGCCGAAACGGCTCCGGACCTTCCTGCCCCCTCCGCTCCTTCTTCGCCTATGGTTATCTCTATCACTTTGAACGATAAGACGGAATATCCAATCACCGAAGCAGATGTGGCAGGTTGGCAAGACCTCTACCCTGCGGTGGATATCGTACAGGAACTGCGAAAAATGAAGGGCTGGGCAGATGCTAACCCTGCAAAGCGCAAGACCAAAGCCGGTATCAAACGGTTTATAAATGCGTGGCTTGCAAAAGAGCAGGACAGATATCACGGACCTGCAGGCGGTGTACAGCAACCCTACCAGGGCGGCGCTGGTCGCAGAAATGCACCACCTTCCGGTGTGGATCGCATTCTTGAAATGATGGATAGGGGGGATTTTGACGAATGACCAAAAAAGAAATGGCCGAAATCATCTCTATGATGCAGTTAAATTATCCCGACAGTTTTCGAGACTTGTCTGACAAGGCGGTGAACGGCAAGATCAACCTATGGTTTATGCAGTTCCGGGATGATGACTACAAAGAGGTGCTTGCAGCAGTTATGGCCCACATAGCCACCGACACCAACCGCTTTATGCCGCCGGTGGGTGTGATAAAAGCGAAACTGGTGGAACTCCGTATGCCGGAGGAGTTGACCCCACAAGAGGCTTGGGGGCTGGTGGTAAAAGCGGTGCGGAACGGCTACTACGGTGCCAATGAGGAATTTGCCAAGTTGCCCCCGGTGGTGCAGCGACTTGTTGGATCACCGAACCAACTCCGGGAATGGGCACAGATGGATGCGGAAACGGTGGCATCTGTTGTGGCTTCCAACTTCCAGCGGTCTTACAAGGTGCGTGCTGCAAAGGAACGGGAGTTTCTTGCCCTGCCGTCTGCGGTTCAGCAGACTATGACGCAGATCGCCGCCAAGATGCAGATGCCGGAGCTGCCCCCTGCTGAAACATCTGAAGAAAAGCGGCAGGAGCAAATAAGGAGGCTGATGGAGCATGAGCAAAGGCAAGTTTAAAGGCTGGAAAGGCATCTTATACAATGCCGGCAAATTCGTACCTGCAGAAGAAGGCTTTGCTTATGCCTGCCAGCAGTTAGGCATTGTGGAATTTAACCGGGATGCCCCGGAAGCTGAAGAATTAGTAGATATGCTGGAAGATTGGTATTTTTCCGGCAATTGGATCAAGGTCTATGAAGGGGAGGTTGATTTATGAGCAGTTATCCAAGTCCCTGCGAGAAGTGCAATCAAAACAAAAACGGGGCGTGCAATTGCTTCAGGCGTTGCTCCAGATGGCTGACCCGTTACCGCTACCGGCAGAAGCAGATAAACGCCTATGCAGAGAAGGTGCTGCCTGCGTATTACGCAAGAAAAAAAGTGGGAGGTGCAAATGATGCAAAAGCGGCTGATTGATGCACCAAGATTGGTAATCAAACTGGCTGGAAGAGTGAGGCCTTTGCTTCAGCAAGGAGTGCCAGCAATAGACATCTATAATGCCACCCTGGATGTAATTGGAAAGGCACCCGAAGTTGATCCCACCACTGAGTGGATTCCGGTGAGGGAGCGGATGCCAAAAGAAGGTGAGCGTGTCCTTGCGTTCTACCAAGACGGATTCCAAAGGGTTCTAAGTACAGACATCTTTGGCTTCCCTTTAGTACACACCAAAGACCTCAAATGGGTGCTTGCAACCCATTGGATGCCGCTACCTGATCCACCGAAGGAGGGCAAATGATGGCTGAAATCAAGTACACCATCAAGATCCCACCGGTTACGAAGAAAAACCACCAGCAGATCCTGATCAACAAGACAACTGGCAGACCCTTTGTTATGCCATCCAAGCAATACAAGCAGTACGAAAAAGAGGCGATGTGGTTTTTGAAGCCACGCCCCCCTCGCCCCATCGAGTGCCGGGTCAATATCAAGTGCCTTTTCTACCTGCCTACACGCAAGCGGACGGACCTTACCAACCTGTTGGAGGCTGTGGACGATCTGTTGGTACACGCAGGCATCATTGCCGATGACCACTACGGCATAGTAGAAGCACACGACGGCAGCCGGTGCCATTGGGATAAGGACAACCCCCGGACGGAGATAACCATCACCCGAATTGTTGACCCTGTGCAAGATGCACAGATGCGTATGTTTTAGGAGGTGGGCAATATGAATAACTGCCCTTACTTTGGTCCAGTACGGGGAGATAGTCCCTGCAAAGATTGCCCGGACAGCCACCGCCGACCTGCCTGCCGCAAAGGGTGCGAGAAAGACGAGGCTTGGCACAAGGAAGTTGAGCGCGTCAAGGGCAACCGCCGGGAGCACGAGCGCAAGCTTGGTGTTCGCATCAAATGAAAATGGAGGTATAGCAATGGGCAACCCCAAAATGCTGGGCTTCAGTAAGCCCCTACCCCATAACACCCGGCAGGGAAAGAAAGCCCCCTGGCAGGGAGGCAAAAAGAAGATTATACCGCCCAGGGAGAACACCTGTGTTTGTTGCGGTGAGATCATCCCGGAGGGGCGGCAGGTCTGCCCCCGGTGTGATCGTGAAAAAGGATTGACAAGGAAGTGAAGAAATGAGTTTTACGATTGGTAGCCTATTTGACGGCTTGTATTCGGTAACGAGCGACGGAATGCTGTACAGCAGCCGATCCGGGAAATTCTTAAAACCGAGTACCGATAAATATGGGTATTTATATTTTGTTATAAGCATTGCTGGCAAGAGGTACACCCTCAAAGCCCACAGATTGGTGGCAGAGGTTTTTATCCCCAACCCCGATGGAAAGCCAACAGTAAACCATAAAAACGGCATTAGACATGACAACAGAGTGGAGAACCTGGAGTGGGCAACTTCAAAAGAGCAGGCCGCAGATGCCGCAAAAAGGGATGCTCTTCCGGGGGTATGGGCAAGAACGGATTACCGAGCAATGGGTGCAAAGAGAGACTTTGGTAGACGAAAAACAGCAGTTTATCAAAGCAACCGGTTATTAGGTGTGTATGGATCACTGCTGGAGGCGGCAAAAACACACCATGCCAATTATTCCAAAGCCTCTGAATGCGCCCACGGCAAAAGAAAAAAGGCAGGAGGTAAAGTGTTTTGTTTCGTATAGGAAGTTTATTTTCGGGAAGCGGAGGATTTGAACTGGCTGCCGTAATGTGCGGTGGCACTCCTGTTTGGGCATCTGAAGTCGAGCCATATCCCATAGCGGTTACCAAGAGCCGCTTCCCCAATATGAAGCACCTGGGCGACATCAGCAAGATCAACGGTGCAGAGATCGAGCCGGTGGACATCATCAGCTTTGGGTCTCCTTGCCAAGACCTCTCTGTCGCTGGTAAGCGTGCCGGTCTAAAGCACGAGGACAACGGTGACGATGAAACCACACGCAGCGGTCTTTTTATGGAGGCAATCAGAATCATCAAAGAAATGAGGAAAGCAACAAATGGAGAATTCCCAAAATACTGCTGCTGGGAAAATGTTCCCGGCGCCTACTCAAGCAACGGCGGCAACGACTTCCGGATCGTCCTCCAGGAACTCATCCAAATCGTCGAGCCGGCAGCCGTTATGCCTCCGGTTCCTAAAAACGGATGGTCCTATGCGGACTGTTATTGCGGTGAAGGATGGTCGATTGCATACAGAACTCTCGACAGCCAATACTGGGGCGTTCCCCAGCGTCGAAAACGCATCTACCTTATCCTCGATCTTAGAGCCGAACGCGCCGGAGAAATACTATTTGAGCGCGACGGCTTGCGAGGGTATTTTGAGGAGGGCAGAACGCCGTGGCAAGGAACTGCCTACCAAGCTGCGGATCGCCCTGGAGCAGACAATCGAGAGGGAACGCAGCACGATGTAATCGCTGTAGACCAAGGTGGTGGTAAGTCCGGTGCTAATTTCCACCACGATGTAAGTCCTACGCTGACCTGCACCCACGGTGGCGAGCCTGCTGTTGCATACTCACTTGAACCGGGTATTGCTGCTCGTGAAGGCGGTCATATCTACGAGGGCGTGTCCGGCACTCTTAGAGCCAACGCAGGCGACAATCAAATGGCGGTCGCCTATGGCTTCGATCAGGGCGCAACAAGAGATGTCGGCAAGCTGTTCCTTGAGGAGCAGAGCAAGACATTAACAAATGGAACCTGCCCCGGACACCACAACGGTGTCGTGATTGCAACGGTTGTGAACGAGAACATCCTCGATGATCAAGGCGGTCAGCAGATCAGCGTCCGCACCGATGGCAAAGCACCTACCCTCCGGGCAGAGATGCACGGAAATGTGCCTTGCGTTATGGAGGCGGCAGGATTCTGCACCGAACATTCAGACACATCCAGGGGTGTTGGATACGCAGAAGAATGTGCTCCTACGCTGAGAGCTGGTGTAACTCCAGCACTTATCTACTCCATCGAGAATCATCCAGCTGACAGCCGAGTTGACATTGACGATAGCGGAAAGGTGCAGACCCTGACCTCCCGGATGGATACAGGCGGTGGCAATGTGCCGATGGTGATGGAGCCTATCTATTGCTTTGAAGGCAATGGCAGCCGCCCCTCTCACAAAGGGGACGGATGGTGCGAGTCAGAAACAATGTACACATTGAATGCAACAGAGCAACACGGTGTTTGCATTCCCATCCAAGACCAAGCCACACGCTTCTCCGGCAAGCGAGGCGATAAGGCTGACGGCAAAGGTAACGGTTTAGGTGTAGGAGATCCCAACGACCCGATGTTCACATTGACCGGTGGCGACCGCCACGCGGTAGCATACTGCGTTGGGAACGGGCAGTTAAATCAAATCACTATGGCAGAGCAGGCAAACACGCTCGATTGCATGCACGATCAGCAGGCTGTTCTATATGGGATCGACCCTGTTTGTGGCGTAACATCCGGCGCACAGTTTACCGGAAAATTCACCGATCAAGCGGAAACGCTTAGAGCGAGGGATTATAAAGAACCACAGATGGTTTGCTATGGTGTCGATTGCCGGAACATGAATGAAACTCCGGAATTGTTCCCCACGATGCAAGCAAAGCCAAACGGCGGTCAATCCCTTAATTTCTCCCACGCTGTCCGGATCAGCTACATCGTCCGCAGGCTCACCCCTACCGAGTGTGCTCGGCTGCAGGGCTTCGCTGATCGATGGGGCGACATCGACCAAAAGGACAGCTTCACCGATGAGGAGTACCGGTTCTGGTGCGATGTGTACCTCACGAAGCAGATAATCGAAGGAAAGGTCGAGTGCGATGAAAACGGATGCCTCCGTTTCAAATCATCCAAAAAGCCGTACAAGCATAAGACGGTCGTGCAGTTGCTGAAATGGTACAACAATCTGCAAACCGACAGCAGCGAGTACAAGATGTGGGGCAATGGAATAGCATTACCGTGTGCGCTGTTTGTTATACAGGGCATTGCGGATATTTTGATTGGAGAACGAAATGATAGTAGTAGCAACCGAAGAAGAATATGTGCGCTTTAAAGCCCACGGACAAGACATTATCAAGACCGGAGTCGGCTACGGTAATGTGTTCAAAGCACTGGCTGACATTCCACGAGACACGCCAATCCTGAACATCGGCTATGCCGGGAGCAATTCGCTCCCCATCGGTAAGGAGTGCGTCATATCTGAGTGCCGCCATTATCATCCCCAAGTCGAGTATGACGAAGCTGTATATAAACTGAACGGCCAATATGTGTGCTATACAAGTGATGACTTTGTAACCCACACGGACATCACAGATCCGGTTGTGTTTGACATGGAACTGTATGCAATCCTATCAATGGGATTTACCAATGTAACTGCCATAAAGATCGTAAGCGACAACCTATCGCGTAAAGAATATGAACAAGCGGTGCAGCCGCATTAAGCCAACAGATTGGAGGTCATAAATATGCCCGACTACGGCATCAGGAAGAACAAAGAGGGTTACAGTGACCCCACAGCGCACACCGCCATCCGGAATATCATCCAGGAGGAAATCGATCAGCAGAGGCGCGTTTCTGAATTGGTGGGAGTGCTTAAGTACATCGTCGACAAAGCTGGCTATGATTTGCTTGCTCGCATCGAACTCCGGGATAGACGGACAGGCAAGGAATACAGGTGATGCCGATGCCGACGATAGACGAGATTAAGAAACGCCTCAAGCGCTACCCTGCCCTCAAAATGGAAATGGAAAAAATAGAGGCAAGGCTGGAGGTGCTGAAAAGCGAGGAAACCATACCGCCGTTAAGACCGGGAGACGGATCAATGCGGACAGCTGGAACCGGAGACCGGCAGGAGCGTGCCATCATCCGCAGGATGGAGTACGAGGAACGCACCGCCCCAACGATCACCGCTAATAAGCAGGAAATAAGGGCGATCGACAAGGCGGTGGCGGCGATCAGCGACCCCCTGGAGCGTGAGGTGATAACCATACACTATATCGAGGTAGACGGCTACAAGCCCCTACCCTGGCGCGATGTGGCTATAGTTATGTATGGTGAGGATACCGAGGCAGATCTTCTGCGCATTCATCGGCTCCACAGCAAGGCTCTCCAAAGCCTGCGAGAAATACTGCAAGAGGAGGGCGGAGCATGAATATCCTCTTGAGCCGAACAGAGGCAGCCAAACGGCTGGGAATATCCCTGGCGACATTTGACCGCATATATAAGAACTGCGGTCTGCCGTACATCGTGATCGGTCATTCAGTAAAAGTGCCTGAAAAAGGGCTTGAAGCGTGGATTGAAAAGAACACCAAAAAATCCGCAGAAAAGTAAATAATAGCCACCTTTTTGGTGGCTATTTCTAATGAAAAAGTATGGTAAAAGTGGAAAAATAGTGAAATTAATACTTGACTATTGGCACGCAGTGCGTTATAATGTAGACACAATCAAGGAACGGAGGTGATAAGAATGGCAGATAAAAAAGAAGCCCTGCAAGAGCTTCTAAAGCTAATCGCTGAGCATCCCGAGTTAGCAGACCGGATCACAATCACGATTAAGCCGAACAAAGCCTTGCAGGGCGACACCGACTAAGCCAAGAAAGTCGGCGAGGGGGGCGGGCAACCGCCTCCCCCGGAAACGGATTATAGCCGACTTTGAGATAAAAATCAAGGAGGAAAATCTATGAACAAAGCAAGACGCACACGATTGGCATCTGTCAAGGAGAAGATGGAGGCGCTGCAGGATCTGCTGCAAGAGATCCTGGATGAGGAGCAGGAGGCTATGGACAATATGCCTGAAAGCCTGCAAGGATCGCAACGCTATGAAGCGATGGAAGAAGCCGTCAGCTCCTTGGAGGAGGCTTTGGAAAACATCGGCTTCGCAGCCGACAACATCGAGGAGGCGATTAGAGAATGACAATCAATGCATACCGCATCACCCCCGGCAAGCCGATGATTTGGTCGCTCGAAAGTGCCAAGGCATTCCTCGCCTCGACAAAGCAGCCCTTGCGGATCAGAACCTCGAACGGCTATTACGAGATTTGCCACGGAAGCATCGCCTACATCGAGTTCGTTAACGAATGGATGGATCTGGAGCGCTGGAGGAAGATCGGCGAGGATGCCGTCCGGAGCATTTATCAAATCCGCAAGCTCATCAACGCAAGATTCAAGAATTGATAGACCCCCGCCACGGAGGTCACGATGGCAGAAAGGAAATAATATGTCTCACAATATCGAATACTTTTCTTTCCCGGTCACTATGAAGCCGACGGCAATCGCAAGCGAACTGCAAGCATACGCCGTAAGGAAAACATACGAAGAGGGCGGTGGCGGCTTACCTGGTTCTATCCGCTGGATTGACCGTGTTTGCGATGACCAAGAAAGTGCAAAAGCATTCATCGATGCACACGACAGAGGATGGTACGACCAGCTGGCCGTGAAGTACAAGCACTTCGACAAGCCGATCACAAGCAAGAAGCTTGACGAGCTGAAAGCCCAAGCAGCCGAAGCAAGGAAGAAGCTGCACGATCTCGACAGCAAGGTAGCTTTTAAAGAATTCAAGTCACAGTTCATCTCCTGCAAAGCTTGCGGATCTAAGCTGAACAAGGATTACATACGAAGGAATTTCTGCGCCTTGTGTGGTAGCGATATGCGTTCTGATACGACCAAGAATGCAATCGCAAGGTTGAAGGATAAGGTAGCCTCCCTTGAGATTGCCATCCGGCAAGAAGAGAAAAAGGCGGCGCAAAAGAAGGCAAAAGAAGCTAAAGACTACTGGCTCGTCAAGATCGAGTACCACACTTAATAGCTGGTAAGGAGGACCACGATGAGATTTCTCAAAGATTGGGAGCTGGATCTGCTCCGCAAAAAGTTCCCCAAGGGTACGAGGGTGGAGTTGATCCATATGACCGACCCTTATATGGGGAAGCTTAAACCCGGCTGCCAAGGCACGGTACACCATATTGACGATATGGGCACGATCCATGTGAGTTGGGATTGCGGCTCAAGCCTGGGGCTCGTCTACGGCGAGGACGAATTTAGAAAGGTGGAAGAATAATGGCTGTGTGTAATATCTGTGGTCGTGAGATGCTGACCGCAAACGGCTGCGTAGCCGAATATGTGTTCTGCAACGGCGAGAAGCATAAGCGCCGGCTGGTCGGTGAAGAAGGATGGGTGCAACCGGGCGATCGGTGTCCGGATTGCGGTGCCTTGTACGGCCACCTGCACCATTGGGGTTGCGATGTTGAGCGTTGCCCTGCCTGCGGCTTGCAAATGATCGGTTGCGATTGCGACGATGTCTACATTGAGGTCGAAGAGGAGGGTTGATATATGAGCGTAACGATCCAGCAGGCAATTAAAAGCTGGGAGGGATGCTACAACTATTTGATCAGCCTTGGCGAGAAAGCCATTCCGGTGAATGTGGAAACCTTGGAGATTACACTTGAAGCCCTCAGGGAGAAAGCGGAGCGAGAGCATCCCATTCCGCTGACCTATGAGGAAATGCGGCAGATGCACGAAGAGGCGGTATGGTTTGAAGTCCTCGACAAAAAAGACCCTGAAACCCCAAGCGAATCCGTATGGACACAAGTGTGGGTATGGGACACAAGCATTTCGTTTTTTATGTTTGGAAACGAGTGTGATCTTATGCCGAAGCCGGAGAACTACGGCAAGACCTGGATCTGCTACCGCCACAAGCCGAAGGAGGGATGATAAATGTTAGTTGTTGAAGAAAAAGGAACAAGCAGCCGGTTTACGGTTTATGCCGTCCTTGGCACACAGTTTATGTTTTATGATGAAGAGGACGATTGCTGGTTTTTTGGGGAAATCGACAGATATAGACCAGTGGAGGAGGGAAAGTGATGGCAAGATGTGATTCCTACTTCCAGCACGGCCTTGAATATCGGTGCTACTCCACCGAACATCCTACCGTGTGTACCTGCGGCGGTGATCAAAGCAAGTGCGATTTCTTCCCTGAAAAAAGGAACCCCAAGCCGATGGCTAAATGCGGAGATTGCCTTCACTTTGGGTTTTGCAAGAAATATGTAGACCCTGAAGAAACCTTCCCGGAGGTTGGCGGCTGCCCCACGTTCGAAAACAAGGACAACTATGTGGAAGTGGTGCGTTGTAAGTATTGCACGCATTGGAAAAAATGCGAATCTTCATTGATCGGCGAAGTAATGTGCTGCACCGGACAAGGATCAATGTACATACAAAAGGGCGCAGACGACTTCTGCTCCAGCGGAGAAAGGAAAAATTATGGATGAATTGATAAAGCAGCTTGTTGATCGGTGCCGGGAGAAATTCGACTATTACGATATAGTCGACGAGTGTTCTGAAATGGTTGATTACGGATCGATTATAGAATTCTTGCTTGGTCAGATTGCCAACGGAGTAACTATTTCCAGTTTGGAAACGGTTAAAAAAGAGTGGATCTCTTCCAAGGATAGGAAACCAACCAAAGAAGATGCAGACAAAATAGGCAGAGTGCTTGTAATGGAATATGGAGCGATTTCGCTCGTGAAATATCAAGGACCTATAAATTTTCCTGACAAATTTACGCATTGGATGCCACTGCATGAGCCACCGAAAGGAGAATGATTATGAGTAATTGCGGACAGGCTTGCCCATACAACACACTTGATGGGTGCAAAGTTAAAGAACACAACGCAATTTGCCCACTTACTAATATGGCAACACCGATTAAAGAATATCGGATGACCAACGCAGATTGCATCCGGGCGATGAGTGATGATCTGCTGGCAACACAACTTGTTCAAGTAGTCAAAGAAACAATTAAAGCTCTAACTGAGCTTGATTTGCCTGACGAAATTTCGAGTGAAATCAGGTCGAATTTATTGGAGAAACTCAAACAGCCTGCGGAGGAGGTACAGGAATGAAAACCTATAATAAGCTGGTCCGGGATCGTATACCGGAGATCATCGAGGCATCCGGAGCACGCTGTGAAACAAGGATACTTACCGACGAGGAGTATCTGAAAGCCCTGGATGCGAAGCTGGACGAGGAGCTGGCAGAATACCATGAGTCCGGCGACATCGAAGAACTGGCAGATTTGCTGGAGGTGATCTACGCCATAGCAAAAGCCAGGGGATGCGATGTGGTAGGAAAACGGATCGAGAAGGCCGCCCGTCGTGGGGGCTTCGCGAAAAGAATTATGCTTGTATCTGTGGAGGATGTGCAAGATGAAATCTGTATTGATCAGCATTCAACCCAAATGGGTTGAGAAGATAGCAAGCGGCAAAAAGACGGTGGAGGTCAGAAAGACCGTGCCCAAGTTGGAGCCGCCTTTTAAGTGCTACATATATTGCACAAACAAAAAGCCGTTCCTTGTTTGGGGCGATGTGTTCGATGGTGGCAGTTTTAATAATGAATTTACCCATATCAGTGGCTACAACCGAAAAGCCGCCGAGAAAATATGGGATCTTTTCAATGGCAAGGTTATGGGCGAGTTTGTGTGCGATCGTATCGAGTGTTTTACCACCGATTACCGCAGGAATGAGGAACAGACACAAAGAATATCCCGGCAATCTTGCGTGGATATGGTCAGCCTTATGGAATATGAGGCAAATGCCGCTTGCCTATATGGCTGGCACATTTCCAACCTAACGATCTATGACGAGCCTAAAGACCTGGATTGGTTTAGAAAGCCTGCAACCTGTTGGCCACAGCCAGGAACGGTCAAATGTTATGCTTGCCACGATTGCGAGATAAAAAGACCGCCTCAATCCTGGTGCTATGTGGAGGGGATTATCGATGGCTGAAGGCGCAGAAATGCAATTCACGGACGATCCAAAGGATCTTTGCCGGGTGTACCAGTTTAGGGTGCGTGTATCACGAAAAAGGCTTCTAAACAAATATGTGGCTTTTTGGTACATAGTGAGATGTATGTGGGGAGTGCTACGGCGTGGCCGTTGAAAATCTTCCGCTTGACAAAGCCAAAATATGGCTTATATTGAAAACGGATGATGAAGAACGGAATTTTCTGCAACGGAGGATTTATTATGACAATCGAAAAGGTTATCAGCTATGCCAGGGAGAAGGGCTTACCGGAGAGAACGATCAATGCGCTCATAGCCCAACTGCACCCCGACAAAAACGGTAATTTGCGCCCTGATGAATACTTCCCTGCTGTGGCAGCTATCTGCAATACTGCAGACTCAATAGAAGCGACCCGATTCTTCCTCGAAGAAGGAAGAAAGGCAAGACGATCTGCAAATTATACCCGAGTATCTACGGAAGAGCAGGCAGATGGTGATAGCCTGCAGGATCAAAAAGATGCCACAGCGGAGTATGCGATCAGCAACGGAATGAAACCCATTGTTGTGGATTACCGTGCCGGTTATGACTTCGTAACGAATCTGCAAAATGAACTGGCAGGCCAGCATCACGACGCCGAGATCGGCTGTCTCGACTACAGGGTCGTTAAGGCACTTGCTGCCACCTATGAATTGCAAGACTACCTTGCGGACCGGATTGCGAAGGCGGTAGCCAATGGCGAACTCGACCCTGATCCGGAAGAATAAAGGAGAACTGACAATGCAAACGATCAAGGAGATCAGGCAATCCACTGGATTGTCGCAGGCGAAATTCTGCGCCCTGCTGAACATCCCCAAGCGCACGCTACAGGATTGGGAGCTGGGATTGCGGCAGTGCCCGGAGTATGTGGTCGAGCTGATCGCATACCGAGTAAAGCACGACAAGAGCATTCCCAAAGTGGAAGGCTGATCATAAAAGTACCCCGGATGGCTACGGCTGTCCGGGGATTTTTTGTTTTTTCTTGAAACTGTGATAGTAAATGATAGTTTTTGATATTGAATGATAGCGAACTTGCGTGCTATATTATCACCATCGGGGCAAAGGCGAGAGCCGAGCCGTGCAGGGATCTCCTAAAGGCACAAGGTCTTCGCCTTTCCCTTGTGCTTCCCTGCGCCCCGACGAATAACAGACACCCCCTGTCGGTTAAACAGGGGGTGTTTTTATTGCTATCACAAGAGGGGGTGGATGCGTTGTCTATAAAGTGCGAGATCAAAGAGTATAATTTGACCAAAAAGAAACTCAAGGCTTTAGAGCATGCACCCCGTAAGGTTGTGTCCAGCATCACCGCTGAAGCAAAAAAGCGTGTTCCTGGATGGGTAGCCACAGAGGTATCCAAGGTCTATGGTGTGAAGAAGGGCGAGATCACCGGGCAGAAGGTTGGCAAGGTAACACCCAAGGGCGACAGCATTGACACCGTCAAGGTGGTGTATACCGGCAGACCGCTGACCCACACGCATTTCTCTATGTCCCCCAAGGCACCAAGCCCCGGCGGTGGTTATACATTGAAGGCCACGATCATAAAAGGGCAACGGACCACTTTGGGTCAGGTTAAGAAGCTGTCCAAGAAGCAGCGTGCCGAATTGGGTAAGAACTTCAAACGATCCGGCACACGCACAAGCGACCACTCCCCTATTATGCTGATGCGTGCAAACGGTGGACAATTCCTACCGTTCCAACGAATAAGCACAAAGCGAAAGGATATCGTGGTAAGAAAGACCCTATCCCTGCCGCAGATGGTCACCAGCAAGCGAACGCAAGAAGGTATCAGCAGAGCCATCAACGATGGGCTGGGCAAGCGCCTGGATCACTATATGGAGAGACATATAGGGAAGTAATGACCCCGGCTATACTGGGTCGTAACTTACACTCACTCACACGCACGCGTGTAATATATATACCTACAATATAGCGTTATATCTTATGTGTTTATATATATGTTATTAAGAAGTACAGACTATAAGGCTCCATAGCTCAGCGAGGTAGAGCACTCAACCGAATTGACATCCGGAGAGGGCATCAGTTCAAATCTGATTGGAGCCACCACCAAGCAAGGGAATGCCCACCCCTTGCTTACCATCTTTCTGTTTTCTCCTTGTATATGACCACAGCCAGGTAAGGGTCACGCAAGGATCACGGTGATGCAGCACCGCCTTCCTTGTGCTCCGGTGCAATTCCGTGTGAGCCTGGTACTAATAAATCGAAGCCACCCGTGCCTCTCTAAAGCCTTTGTTATTCGAGGACATAAACAGACACCAGCCAACGACTAAAAGGGCGAGAGAAAGGCAAGGCAAGGCTGCCAGGGCAAGCCGAGGGTTCCTCCCAGGGGCAAAAAGCACCTGTGGTGCTGGCGAGCCCAAAAAACAACCAGTTTCAGAAAAATTTTTTCAGGCCATTTCGTTGCATTTTGGATGCGGCGAGGTGGTCTTTTTATATTGCAACAAGGAGAGGTTTATCATGGAAGAAAATAAGTGCAGAGGCTATGCCGGAAAAGTCCCGGTATATTGCTCTCACGACAAAATAGTCCCGGTTGGTGAAATCAAGCCGAACCCCAAAAACCCGAACCAGCACCCGGAGGAACAGATCAAGCTGCTGGCGAAGATCATAACCACGCAGGGCTGGAGAGCGCCTGTGACGGTGTCCACTCTTTCGGGTCTTGTTGTCCGGGGTCACGGTCGCCTTATGGCTGCCAAGTATGCTGGGCTTGAATTCGTTCCGGTGGATCTGCAGCATTACGACAGTATGGACGCAGAACTTGCGGATCTGCTGGCTGACAATAAAATCGCAGAGCTATCCGATATTGACAGCAAGATGCTGGCAGAGGTCTTTGCGGACATCGACACCGAGGTCTTGGATGTTGATATTACCGGTTATACGGAGGACGAGTACGAAGATATTATGGCCGCCCTTAACGAGGGTATCCGTAACGAGGAGCTGGGCGATGTTGACGAGGTGCCTGAAGCACCCAAGACCCCCACATCCAAGCTGGGCGATATTTGGCTGCTGGGCAAGCACCGTTTGATGTGCGGAGACAGCACCAGCAAGGAATGCGTGGAGCGCCTTATGGACGGTGACAAAGCGGACATGGGTTTCACCGATCCTCCCTGGAATGTGAACTACGGAGCCGTGAAGGAAGGCAACAATATGGGCTGGAAGCCTCGCACGATCCTTAACGACTTTATGGGTACCGACGAGTTCAAGGAATTTATGTACAAAGTTTTCTCCTGCCTGAACTTCGCCCAAAAGGACGGTGCTATGACCTATGTTGTTATGTCTGCACAGGAGTGGGGCAATATGATGCTCACCCTGGCGCAGAACAATTATCACTGGTCCAGCACGATCATTTGGAACAAGGACAGCCTGGTACTCTCCCGGAAGGACTACCACACCAAGTACGAACCGATATGGTACGGCTGGAAGGAAGGCACTCGCCTCTGTCCGTTGGAGGATAGAAAGCAAAGCGATGTGTGGGATGTGCCTCGCCCCAAGAAAAGCGACGAGCATCCTACGATGAAGCCTGTCGAACTGGTTGTTCGGGCAATCAATAACTCCAGCAAACGGGGTAACATCGTGATCGACTTGTTCGGCGGCAGCGGTACCACGCTGATCGCAAGCGAGCAGACCGGCAGACGATGCCGGATGATGGAACTCGACCCGAAGTATGTTGATGTTATTGTCCGGCGGTATCTGCAAGTTACCGGGAAAAAGGATGCGATCCTGCTGCGTGACGGCAAGGAGATCCCGGTGCAGGAAACCGGCATTTGAATTGATAAAAGGAGGCGAGATGGATGGCTGAAAACCTACAGACCTCACAGGTAATAGCGAAGATTTTCGGCGTGTCCACTCGCCGGGTTGAGCAGCTTAAGACCGAGGGTGTTATTCGAGGTCAGGGCAAGCCAACCAAATACGACCTGCTGCCGACCATTCAAGCATACATCAAGTACCTTTCTGATAAAGCCAATGGCAGGGAGAAGAAGGAAACCGATGCACTGCTTGAAACGGAAAAACTGACGGCAGAGAAGCGCATCAAAATGGCAAAGGCAGAAATGGCAGAGCTGGAGCTAAAGGAAATGAAGGGCGAACTGCACCGGGCATCCGATGTGGAAGCAATCACCACAAACCATGTTCTTTATATGCGGTCAATGCTTATGGCAATGCCAGGAAAGCTGGCCGTCGATGTGGCGGCTATGAATTCTGCACCGGAATGTGCGGATAGAATCAAGCAGGAGGTTTATGCAGTATTAAACGCTCTTGCTGACTACCGCTACGATCCTGACGAGTACAAACAGCGCGTGAGGGAAAGGCAGGGCTGGAATGAAAGACACGGAGACGAAGGCGACGAGTAAAATGCGCCGGCTCCGCCCTGTTGACCGCACCTTTGCCAAATCTTTCGCCAGCTACACACCACCTGCTGATCTGACCGTTTCCCAGTGGGCAGATGCAAACCGTGTGCTTTCCAGGGAGAACAGCGCCGAGGCTGGTCCGTGGAGGAATGCCCGGACACCGTACCTTGTGGACATAATGGACGCATTTACAGATCCCAAGATTGAAAAGATAAGCCTTGTGGCATCATCACAGGTCGGTAAATCAGAACTGGAACTGAACATCATCGGCTATATCATCGACCAAGATCCCGGTAGCATCCTATACATTCAGCCAACGGTGGAAGATGCCAAGAAATTCTCCCGGCTGCGTATAGCACCAATGATCCGGGATTGTCCCACGCTACGGCGAAAGGTGGCAGATGTAAAGAGTCGTGACAGCGGCAACACGATGCTGCAGAAGGCTTTTCCTGGCGGCATGCTTACGATCGTCGGTTCCAATAGCCCCAGCGGCTTGGCTTCCACCCCTGCCAAGTATGTGCTGGGTGACGAACGAGACCGCTGGGCGTTGTCAGCAGGTACCGAGGGCGACCCTTGGAAACTTGCCGAAGCTCGTACAACGACATTTTACAATTCCAAGATGGTGGATGTTTCTACACCCACCGATAAAGGCGCCAGCAACATTGAGAAGTCCTTCAACGAGGGAACGAGAGAGTACTGGTGCCACCAATGCCCCCACTGTGGCGAGTATTCAAACATCGTTTTTGAGGACATCAAATTTGAGTTTGACACCGTAGGAAGTGGACGAAAAAAAGATTACATTGTGCGTTCTGTTTCCTGGTGCTGCCCGGAATGTGGCTGCCTGGCGAGTGAGGAAGAAATGCGAAACCAGCCAGCGAAATGGATCGCAGAAAATCCGGATGCCTACCAAAAGGGGCACCGGTCTTTTTGGCTTAACGCTTTTTCTTCCCCCTGGCAAGGATGGGCGAAGATTGTCTATGCTTTCCTTGTAGCCCGGAAAGACCCCCAGCGCCTGAAGGTTGTATACAACACGATGCTGGGTCAACTATGGGAAGACCGTGGCGATCTGGAGGATGAGGATACTATGCTCAGCCGCCGGGAGGATTACGGCAACCGGGAGGATGGCTCCCCTGTGGAACTGCCTGACGGTGTGCTGGTGCTTACCTGTGGCGTTGATACACAGGATGACCGGTTAGAATATGAGGTTGTAGGCCACGGGCGCTACGGGGAAACCTGGGGCATTAAGAAGGGCGTTATAATGGGCGACCCCGGCTATAATGAGCCGTGGGAACGCCTGGACGATGTAATAAGCCACATATACACATTCAAGGATGGGCAAGGCCTGACTATATCTATGACATTTGTAGATAGCGGCGGCCATAAGACCCAGGAAGTTTATAAGCAATGCCGGGCACGCCTGCAAAGGCGTGTCTTTGCTATTAAGGGCCAGGGCGGCGATGGCGTACCATTCACCAAGCCACCAAGCAAGGTCAAGATAATAGCCAACGGTGCGGCTGTAGGGCAAACCTGGCTTTATTCCATCGGTGTGGATGCCGGCAAGGCTGACATAATGGGTGCGCTGAAGGTGCAGGAGCCGGGGCCGCGTTATTGCCATTTCCCAAAAGGGATTGACCGAGGCTATGACAACGCATTTTTCACCGGCCTGCTTTCTGAAAAGCTGGTTATGAAATCAGAGCGAGGGCGTACACGCTGGGCCTGGGTGAAGCTACCCGGCCACGAACGCAACGAGGCTCTTGACTGCCGTAACTATGCTATGGCCGCATTCCGTGTTCTTGATCCTGATATGGACAAGGTGGCGGAACGGCTACGGCAAAAGAACAAGCCGGAGGCTGTGGAACGGCCAAGGCAAGCACCAAAGCGGAAAAAAGTCAACCGTGCTATTGGCGGTGACGATTGGTAGGAGGTTTTTACAATATGGCAAGCAGAGAAACCATACAGCGGCGGCTGAAAACAAGGCAAGATGCTTTAGCGGCGGCTGAGGCGGCATATATCGCCCTGCTTTCCGGGCAGGTACAGAGTTATGCTATTGGCTCCCGGAACTTGACCCGGCTTGACCTTGGCACCTTGAAGGAACACATTGCCACTCTTGAAAAAGAGATTGACGAACTGGAAGCAGTACTGCAAGGAAGATCCCGGCGCAAGGCTGTGGGCGTTATTCCGCGCGATTGGTAAGACAAACAAATCAATATAGAGGGTGAATATTTTGACAGAAGCAGAGAAAATCTTAGCGGTTGCTTCTGCCGAGATCGGCACAAAAGAGCAACCGGCAAATAGTAACCGTGTGAAGTACAACACAGAGTATTACGGAAACGACATTGCAAGTAGCAAACGGGCTTGGTGTTGCGCCTTTGTGTGGTGGGTATTCAAGCACGCAGGGCTTTCCAGCCTGTTCTATGGCGGCAAAAAATGTGCCGGATGTACTACCCTTATGAATTATTACAAAGACCAGGGGCAACTTGTAGCAGGCACCTACCGTCCCAGGCGACTTAGTTTTCTTTCAGTTTGATAAAGATGCGGCATCAGATCACATCGGCATCATAGAGAAAGACAACGGCGACACCATAACAACCATTGAAGGGAACACCGCCCCGAATAATGACGCAAACGGCGGCGCAGTAATGCGCAGAACACGCAAGAAGTCCCTTATTATGGCGGTTGCACGCCCGGAATACACGGCAGAAACACCGGTCAGCGTAACGCTTAACACCTTACGAAAAGGGAGCCGGGGCGCACAGGTGAAGGCCCTGCAAATCCTATTGATCGGGTCAGGGTACAGCTGTGGAAAATCCGGGGCAGATGGTGTGCTGGGTGACGGAACATTGTCAGCGGTTAAGGCGGCGCAGAAAAATGGCGGCTTAACTGTGGATGGCATCGTAGGTGCGAAAACCTGGGGCCTTTTGCTTGGAGCATAAGCAATATTTTTTAGTGTGTGTGAGGTATGGCAAATGGAAGAAATACAGAAACGGTATATCGAATTCAAAATACTGCACCAAGTTATAGAGCGCACGGACAACTTTTTTGTAGTTGACGGCTCAATAAACTACCTGCACGCCCGTTTTGATTTTTGCGAGGATTGGCAGGGGGTACAGCCTGTAGCTGTATTCACCGCCGGAGAAATCTGCAAAAAGATGGATGTGGTAGACGGTGAGTGCCTTGTGCCCTGGGAGGTATTACAGCCCGGTATACGCAAATTCTATGTAGGCTGTTTTGCCGGATCCAGAATTACATCTAACGCCGCAAGGGTGGATGTAAATGCTTCCTGCTTAGGCGACCCGGAAGAAAGCCTGCCGCCCACACCGGATGTATACGATGAACTTTTGAAGGCCAGCAAAGAGGCTGTGGAGGTTGCAAACTCTGTCCGGGAGGATGCGGATGCAGGAAAGTTTGACGGCGCTCCTGGCCTTCCCGGCCCTCCTGGCTCCCCTGGTAAGACACCGCAAAAGGGTGTGGATTATTGGACACCTGCTGACCAGGCGGAAATGGTGCAAGAAGTACTTGCCGCCCTTCCTACTTATAACGGGGAGGTAGTTGCAGTATGAGCGAATTTAAGATAGAGGTTGACGGCGGCGCTACCGTCCGCCTACCTACCGGGGGAAAGTATTGCCCCCAGGACATTCTTGTTACTGGCAAGGGTGGAGATACCGAGGCCGCCTATAACGAGGGCTACACAGCCGGCGTGACAGAGGGCGCAGAGGTAGGCTATGCAAAGGGCAAGACCGATGGGGAACAAAATGCCCTTGATGCGGTCAACATCGAACTTTCGGGGCGTGGATTGGAAGAAGTTGCAAGTGTAGACGAAATTTCAATCACGCTTGACGAAGCCTTCATAACGCTGGAAAGCAATGGCTACGAAAGCGGCAAAAAAGCCGAATACGATGCCTTTTGGGATGCCATACAAAACTTTGGCAACAGAGAAATCTATTACTCCTGCTTTTGTGGTAAAGGATGGAATAATGACAGTTTCAAGCCCAAATATGACATAGTGCCTACCAATGCAAACTATCTGTTTGATGGATGCGGAGAAATTGACTTGATTGGTGTCTTGGAAAGAAGCGGTGTGGTTATGGACTTTTCCAAGTGCACAAGTTTCAATTATATGTTGCGAAATGATGCACAAATCAAACACTTTCCCCCGATTGATTTAAGTGCGGCTTCCCATTTCAATGACGGTTTTCGTTATGCACCCAATTTGGAAAGTTGCAGTTTTGTCAATGTAAAGCCGGTGATCCAATGGAGCAACAGTTTTGCCAACTGCACCAAATTGGTGGATGTTACCATTAGCGGTGAGATTGGAAAGGCTATTTCTTTTGCACAATCTTCCAAACTGTCCACCGCTTCGGTGCAATCCATCATTGATGCACTTGCAGACTTAACTGGAGCATCTGCGCAAACCTTGACTTTCCACACAACGGTGGGTGGCAATATGACCCAAGCGCAGAAGGATGCCATTTCCGCAAAGAACTGGACACTTGTCTACTAAGGGGGAGATTGAAATGCAGAAGATTATTGACAACGGCACAACCGTCTTGCTTGCCGATGAGGGTATGATGCTGACCGATGATTCCTCTTTCGGCACCACTGTCCGTCTTGGCAAGGATGACGATGGTGCAAAGTGGTATGAAATCACCGCAGAAGAAGCAGAGAAGCGGATGAATGATGAGCCTACCGAGGACACCGCCACAGAAGCGGACTATCAGGCCGCCCTGCGTGAAATGGGGGTCAATGTATGAAGAAAGAAGAACTGACCAAGGCCGTGGAAGATGCCAAGAGCGGAACACGGAATGCCTTGCAGACCGTATATGACTCCCTCAATAATGGTCAGCAGAAAAAGATCCTGAAGGATGAAAAGGTCAAAGCCCTTTTTGACCTCTATGGAGTGAATTATTAGGAGGAAACCCAATGAGTAAAAAAATCTTTTTATCTCCATCCAACCAAACACCTAACACCTATGCCTACGGTGACACCAATGAAGCAGTAGAGTGTGGCAAGATGACGGTTGCCGCTGAAAAGGCTTTGAAGCGGTGCGGTTTTGAAGTCAAGACCATGCAATGGGAAACAATGCAGGAGCGGTGCAAGGTTTCCAACGAATGGGGTGCAGACCTGCATATTCCTATCCATACCAATGCCTACAATGGCAAGGTGACCGGCACACGGACTATGGTTTATGAGAAGAAAGGGGAAAGTTACAAGGCGGCGCAAGCCATCCACAATCTCCTTGCGGCGTTAACTCCCGGCACAAGTGAGAACATTTCTGCACATCCGGAATTGTACGAACTGAAGGCACCTAAAGCCCCTTCTGTATATTTGGAAGTAGACTTCCACGATGTTCCCAATATTGCAAAGTGGCTTATTGAAAACACCGAGGCCATCGGTGAGGCTATCTGCAAAGGCATCTGTGCCTATTTTGGTGTGACCTATGTGGAGCCTGGCCGTGAGCCTGAACAGCCCAAGGATGAAAGCTCCACCGGCACAGAAGATCCTGCACACTATGACACTGCCAAGGCTGGTGCCTACAAGGTGAGTGCAGATGTAGGCCTGTGGTTAAGAGTAGGCCCCGATACTGGCCGCAAGGATCTTACCCTGTTGCCCTTCGGTGCTGTTGTAAAGTGCCTGGGTCACTATACCGGAGAATGGCTCCGGGTGGAAACCGCAGACAGCCTGGTAGGCTTCTGCCACAGCGACTATCTGACAAAGAGTTAAGAAGGTGGTACCAATGGACGGGAATTTTTTACCAATCGCTGTTCACGAGGAATACGCAAAGCGTATGGAAGCTGAACACACAAGGCAAAACAAACGGCTAACCGCTTTGGAAGAAAAGGTTGAGGACATAAGCGATTTAACCATAAGCGTAGCAAGCCTGGCTAAATCTGTTGAGCAGATGGCAAAGGCGCAAGAGAAGCAAGGAAAACGCCTGGAAGCCTTAGAGCAGAAGCCGGCAAAAAAATGGGAAGCCTTTGTTGACAAAGTTGTTTGGGCGGTGGCCGCCGCTTTGATCGCATTCGTTCTTACACATCTTGGACTTAGTTAAGGAGGTACATATATGGAACTGTTCAAAAAGAATTTGGCAAACCTTATCAAGGTTAAGACCATCGTAACCCTGGTTGTGATCGGTGTTTTTGCTTACCTGGCAATATCCGGCGCAATCTCCCCTGATAACGCTATGATTATCATTACTACGGTTGTTTCCTTCTACTTTGGCACCCAGCACGAAAAGGCCAGCGGCACAGAGGCATAAGCCTACCGCTTGTCTTTTGCTGAAATAACAAAGGAAGGAGGGAAACGCCATAAAAACAGTTGTAAAAACAAAGTCTGCTGTGGCACCTAAAGCACCTATAAATAAGGGCTATTCTGATGCCGGAGCAAGCCTTACAAAGCGTAATTTGAAGGGCTTTCTTGCGGCCTCCGGTAGCCCGGCAGAGGATATAAACGATGCCAATTATACCTTGCGGCAAAGGTCCCGTATGTTGTATATGGCCGCCCCTATTGCTACCGCCGCATTGAAACGGCAACGGACAAACATTGTAGGTGCTGGCCTGCGGCTAAAGCCCACCATTGACCGGGACACCCTGGGAATGACACAGGAACAGGCAGAAGCGTGGCAGAGGCACACGCAGGCGGAATTTAACTTGTGGGCTTCCAGGAAGCAAGCTTGTGACGCAACCGGCGTAAATACCTTTTACGGTATGCAACAACTTGTGGCCCTTTCCTGGCCTATGAGCGGTGATGTATTCGCCCTTATTAAGCGTGAGGATGCCACACCGTTGCACCCCTACACCCTGCGCCTGCACATCTTGGAGGCTGACCGGGTACGGACACCGGATTGCAACCTGGTAAAGGGTAACAAGTCAAGCGTATTCCCCTTGGGCCTCACCACTACCGCAAAGCTGGACAACGGAAACACTATCCACGATGGTGTGGAGGTTGACAAAAACGGCAAAATTGTGGCGTACCATATCGCCAATACTTACCCCTACCAGTACAATGCGGATCCCACCGCATTTGTGAGGGTGAGTGCCTACGGCGAACATACCGGCTTGCCTAACATCCTGCACATTATGGATACAGAACGCCCGGAGCAGTATCGTGGTGTTCCGTATCTCGCCCAAGCTATCGAGCCTCTTTTGCAAATGCGTCGGTATACAGAAGCTGAGATCACGGCTGCCATTGTGCAATCGTTTTTTACTGCCTTCGTAAAGACAAACGCAGGAACGACGGAAAATCCGCTCGAAGAAGTAGGCGGCAGTGGTCAGGAAGCAAGCCGAGATCCCAACGAATACGAGATGGGACCCGGCACAATGAACTTTTTGGAGCCTGGGGAGGATGTAACCTTTGGTAGCCCCACGCACCCCAACACCGGCTTTGATACCTTTATGCGTTCGCTCTGTGAGCAGGTAGGCGCTTGCCTGGAAATCCCGGCAGACCTTCTGCTTATGTCTTTTAATGCCAGTTATTCTGCCAGCCGGGCGGCACTCTTGGAGGCTTGGAAAGGCTTTAGAATGCGCCGGGAATGGCTGACGGACGATTTCTGTCGCCCCGTTTACGAGATTTGGCTCACCGAGGCAGTGGCGAGAGGTCGCATCTCTGCACCCGGCTTCTTGACAGACCCCATTATCCGGCAGGCATACCTTGGCAGTGAGTGGATCGGTCCTTCTCAGGGTCAACTTGACCCGACCAAGGAGGTTCAGGCTGCTGTTATGGCTATTGAAAATGGTCTGACCACCGGCGAAGCAGAGGCTACAAGGTTGAACGGCAGCGATTTCCGCACCAATGTGGATAAGTTGGCTGTGGAAAATGAGCAATTAAGGCGTGCCAACGGTGGAAATGCCACCGCACCGGCACCGAATACACCGCCTGATGAAGGCGAGGAAGAAAACCAGGAGGAATGAAATGCCTAAAAATGCGAATTTGCGCCTTCTGAAACCCTACAACATCGTGTTGGAGGATAACGAGGGCGCTACCATTGATTTGTACGGCGAGGTCGTACAGACAAGACCTACCGATTGGTGGACAGGGAAACCCGTCGATGGAAATTTTATCGCTGTCGACGAATTCCTGAAAGATCTCGACCAACTGCAAGGCAAGAGCCATGTCACCGTTCACATCAATTCTGTGGGCGGTGATTTTTATGCTGGTCTTGCCATCTATAACCGCCTGCGGAATATGAACATCAGCGTTACCACCATCAATGATGGTTTGGCTGCTTCTGCCGGCTCCATCATCTTTATGGCTGGCGACAAGGGACAACGCAAAGTCAATGCAGGCAGTAACCTGATGATCCACGGTGTTCTGTCCTTCTGCTGCGGTTACTACAATGTGAACGATCTGAAGGACGCCATCAAGGACTTGGAGGCTCACAACAAGGCTGCTGTGGCGGCTTATGTTGAAGCTACCGGGCTTGACAAGGAAACCGTAAAGACGGCTATGAGCAAGGACACCTATATGACCGGTCAGGAGGCTGTGGATGCAGGCTGGGCTGATGAAGTAATCACCAGCGAGGGTGCTGCACCTGTTGCGAAGCTCACCCCCGACAAATCTCGGCTGATGGTAAACGGTCACGCTGTGGCTGCTTGCTTGTTTGGCAAGTTACCTGATGGCATTCCGGAAATGACGGCAGAGGAATTTGCTGCATTGTCCACACCGGAAGGCGGCGAAGAGCCGCACAACAACAGCGGAACGCCTGCGCCGCAGGCTCGCAATAATACACCCGAAGATGGAGGTAAAAAAATGGAAATCAAGACCCCGGAAGAATTGCGGAGTGCATTCCCCGACCTTGTGGCGCAGGTTGAAACTGCAGCAAGAGCGGAAGGCGCCACCGCAGAACGCAACCGCATCCAGGAGATCGAGAGCGTTCAGGCTGCTATTGGCGATACCAAGATGGTCGCTGATGCAAAGTATGGCGAAAAGCCTATGAATGCCCAGGAGCTGGCTTTTAAGGCTATGCAGGCTCACGCAGCGGCTGGCACCGCCATGGTCACCAAAATGACCGACGACACCAAGAACAGCGGAACTGCTAATGTTTCCGCTACTCCTGCCACGCAGGAGACCAAAAAGATGACCGACGACGAGCAGGCAGAGGCTCTGCTGGTCAACGCCATTAAGAACAAAAAGGAGGACAAGTAATATGGCTCTGTACAACGAAAAGATTGGCGAACTGACCCACGACAACCTGATCGCCAATGTGGACATCAAGCAGGTTGTTAGCTCTATCAGCATTCCTTCCGGCGCTCTGAAGCGTGGCACCGTTGTGGATGCTTCCGGTAAGGCACTGACCACCAACCTGACCCCCTACGGCATCCTTTGCGACGATGTTGACGCAACCGCAGGTGCTACCGTAGCCGAGGTATATGTGGCAGGTGCATTCAACAAGAACGCCCTGATTGTGGCTGGTGGTTACACCCTGACCGCTGAAAACATCAAGGCTCTGCGTGACGGCGGTATCTTCGTCGAAAACGCAGTAGGCTAAGAATAAGGAGGACGAAAATATGTCTATCAACATTTACCAGACCAAGACTATGCTGGCAGCCGTAAAGCAGATGAAGCCTGCCACCGCTTTTCTGCGTGACCGCTACTTCCCCATGGATGCTACTTCCCTGTTCCCCACCGATGAGGTGCTTGTGGAATTCAAGGATGCCACCGGCAACAAGATGGCTCCTGTCGTTCTGCCTCGCAAGGGTAGCGTTTCCATCGAGCGTGATGGCTACAGCACCCACAGAATGACCCCTGCCCTGGTGGCTCCCAGCCGCCCCCTGACCATCGACGACCTGAACAAGAAGGGCTTTGGCGAGAACCTGTTCTCTGATAAGACCCCTGCCGAGCGTCAGGCTGAAATCCTGGCACAGGATCTGGCTGACTTCGACCAGCTTCACACCAACCGTGAGGAATACATCGCTGCACAGTGTATCTTCAACAACGGCTATGTGCTGAAGCAGTATGCTGACAAGTACGGCGACGCTGCTGGTGCCAAGGATTACGAGGTGCGCTTCTACGGTGAAGGTGGCAACTCTGCTGTTTATGCTCCCAGCCACAACTGGAGCGAATCCAGCGCAGACATCTTCGCTGACCTGCATCATATGATCCGTATGCTGACCACCAAGGGCAACAACGCAACCGAAGTCCTGCTGGGCTCTGATGTTGCAGATGCCCTGGTGAAGAATGCTTCCATCAAGGAGCTGCTGGACATTTCCAAGTACAACCTGGGCGAGATCGCACCTGCCGAACTGCCCCAGGGTGCTGCCCGTCTTGGCCGCCTGAATGTCCGTGGTCGTGTAATCGACCTGCTGACCTACGACGGCACCTACATCGACGAGCAGACCGGTGCTGTTAAGAGTTTCGTACCCGAGAAGCAGATCTGTGTCACCGCTCCCGGTGCTGGTCGTGCTCTGTACGGTGCTGTTACTCAGATGGAGCAGGCTGACGGTCAGTGGCACTCCTACATGGGTACCCGTGTTCCCCGTTATTGGGCAGAAAAGGATGGTCGTGAACTGACCGTTTCCAGCCGTCCTCTGTTCGTTCCCAAGACCAAGGACTGCTTCATCACTTCCACCGTGCTGGGCTAATCCCCAGCCATATTTAGGAGGAAACGAATATGATCAAAATGGTACGCGGCGTGTTTGGCTTGCCTGTTAACGGCATTGTCAAGGCGATGGACAAAGATTCCGGTCCTTTTGAGGCAAGTGCCGAGCAGGAGGAACGGCTTGTCCGGTTGGGTCTTGCTGTCCGTGTTGAGGGCAGCGAGCCTGCACCTGTTGAGGACACCACCGAGGATGACACCCATGTCGATGCTCCCATTGGCTTCGATGAAACGCCCCCTCTGCCCGAAGATGCACTCGGCATCCCCGAATACAGCGAGGATATGAAGGCAACGGAACTCCGGGAGATCGGTAAACAGTGCGGCCTGAACTTCAAGGTGGGTATGTCTAAAAAGGAAATGGTAGCTGCCCTGGACGCTCACTTCGAGACCAATATGGTTGACGAAGAGGACGAGGACGGCGAGCCTGCCCCTGAGTTTGACGCTACCGAGGCGGTGCAGTAATGGGCTTCAAAGATATGGTGGCGGCTGATTTGGCCGCCACTTTCTTAAACCCCACCGAATTCGGTGAGATTTACCGCGTGGAGGGCAAGCATATCCCCATTGTGGTTGATACAGACGAGTTGAAAGCTCGGCAGGGCGGTCAGGATTTGGCTGTGGCTGAAAGTTCTACACTTTTCTATGCCCGGTGCGCTGATCTGCCTCGCCGGAAAGCCCCCGGCTCATCCCTGAACATCAACGGCAGGGAGTGTATTATCGACGATTGGAAAGAGGACAACGGTATGGCTACCATTGTTCTCCGGGAAAACATCGTAGCGTAGGAGGTGACCTAAATGTCTGTTGTTGGCATCCTGGACGACGTGCGGAGCTGGGTGGAAGAAAACATCTGCTCCCAAGTCTTGCTGAAAGTGCCGCCTGACGACATCGAGCCTAACGACCAGGATTATGACCACACCCTGGCAAAGCCTGTGGCGTTTGCTATGTATGTTCCTACCAAGGACAAACTGCCGCCCCCCGTTAAATCCGTCTATCCTTCTGTGTGTGTACGCTTTATGGATGGCACGGATGATATGGTGGTGAAAAACGGTAGCATCGGTGTTCAACTCTGCTTTTCAGCCTGGAACCCCGGCATACATGGAACGGATGTGCTCAAACCGCAAAAGGACGGATCGTTCCGTTTGTGGACAGGTCCGGAGGCAAGAGACTACTTCCAGCGGTATGGCGAAGGGTGGCGAGATGTTTGGAACTTCGTAGACACCGCACTACGAGCCATAGAAAGCACCACAACCATTGGTGGGCACGCACTGGACATTTCTGTTCCGGTTAAGTTTGGTCCACTTACAGAGCAAGAGGCGATCCCGGACTACTATCCTTTTTGGTATGCCTGGGTAAGTTTCCAGCTTAAATATCCGCTTATGCGGAACAATCAAAATATCAGTAAATTCCTGTAAGGAGGGAAATGAATGGCAGACTACAAGCACGGCACATATGGCGAATTCGCTGAGAGCATTGGCGAAGCTGCGGTGCAGAGCGGCACTGTTGCTGTTTATGTCGGCGCGGCTCCCGTCAACCTCATTCGTGGCTATGGTGAGTATGTAAATGCTCCCGTGTCCCTGATGAGCTTTGAAGATGTAAAGCGCTATATGGGCTACTCCAAGAATTGGGCTGCTTTTGACCTGTGCGAGGCATTCAAGTTGCATTTCAACAATGCCGCCGCCAATGTGGGTCCTGTGGTTGCGATCAATGTACTTGATCCTGCGACCCATAAGAAAAGCACCCCCACCACAAAGAGCATTTCCTTTGTGAACGGTCGCGCCTCTTTTGAGAGCGACACTATTATCCTGGACACCCTGACCGTAGCCGAAAGTGTGGAGGGCGTTGATTTCAATGTCAGCTACGACTTTGAAAGAGGTCAGGTCATTATCACCTCTATTGGTGACGCTTTGACCGGCAGTGCCAATGTCACCTATTCTGAGGTTGATCCTGCCCTGGTCACCGTTGAAAGCATCGTCGGCGGCATCACCGACGGTGGCGTTTATACCGGTCTCGGTTGCGTTTCCCTGGTGTTCCCCGAATTGGGCTACATCCCCAACCTGATTGCCTGCCCCGGCTGGAGCGACAAGCCTGAAGTCTACAAGGCTATGATCGCTGCCGGCACGAAGGTCAACGGTCATTGGGATGCCTTCATTTGCGCCGACATCCCCGTGGTGAGCGGCGATGCCAAGGTGGACACCATCCCCCTGGCAAAGAAGTGGAAAGCCGACAACGGCTACACCAACGAGCGTTCCAAGGTGTTCTGGCCCAAGGCAAAGGACAATGATGGTCACATCTATCACGCCTCTGTTTTGGGTGTATGGCGCACTATGCTGGTAGATGCCGCCCGGAGTGGCATCCCCATGGAAACCCCCTCTCATAAGGCTGTTCCCGTCGTCAAGTAGTACTTTGGCGAAGGTAGCACAAACCGGGGCTTCGATCAGCAGAAGGCAAACGAACTGAATGCTGACGGCATTACCACTGTTGTCTATTGGGGCAGCCAGTGGGTCTTGTGGGGTCCCCACACCG